TTTCGAAAGAAACGTTTAAGTATTTGAAAATCAAAGAAAAATGAATTTGGTTTGGTAATTACATGGGCGTATCTTGTAATGTGTTGGATATGAGCTAGTTATTATAACTGCTTGATACTCATTTAGTACAGAATTGGATTTATGCTCTTTGTTTGACACGTTAAACGTGAAGTATGTAGGCGTTTGTTTAGAAATGGTTTCGAATAAAATTAGTGACTTATGGCTACGTTTAAGATTGTTGTACAGCATCAGAGATCGGATGGTTTCTATCCTGTCTATATTCGGTTGACACATAACCGAAAGGTATTATATATCAAGACTGATAAGATGGTCGCTCCAAAGGGCATCGTGAAAGGTTCTCACGATGTTAGGGACTCTTTTGTTCTTAACTCTCTGACACAAAAGATGGACTCTTGGATTTCTAGACTGAATAAAGAGGATATTGAAAAATGGTCTGCAGAGGAGGTTAGAGATTTCTTATTGAGTAACGATAGTGACGTTTGCTTTTCTGATTTTGCAAGAGAATATATATTATCCCTGTCTAGATCATTAAAGCCGCAGTCTCTTCGTAACTATAATCAGGCTCTTTCTAGTATAGAGAAATATTGTGGAACAGATCAGATTATGTTCAGCGATTTGACTACTAAACTGGTACAAGGATGGATAGATAGTATGGTGGATTCTAAATCTAAGAAGCATTTCTATCCAACTTTCTTAAAGAAGATGTTTTTGGCAGGTGTTGCTAATTATAATGATTATGACAAGGATATTATAAGAATAAAGGTGAACCCTTGGCCACGATTGTCTATAGAAAAACGTGATAAGCCGAATAAGAAGGCAATAACCATGGAGGATTGCAGAAAGATTTTTTCTGTGCCTCCATCTTCTCAGACGGAACAGTTGGCACTTGATGTATGTAAGATGATTCTTTGCCTTGCAGGTATCAATGTGGCTGATTTGTATGAAATGCAGAAGGATGATTATTTTAGTGGCATATTGCATTATAAGAGGCAGAAAACGAAAACGGTTAGAGACGATGAAGCCTATATAGAAATGAAGGTTCCTGATATGCTTCTTCCTACGTTTGAAAAGTATTTTGCATGCAAGGATGATCCTTATTTGTTTATGTTTCATAAGAGCTATAAGAGTAGTATGTCTATGAGTAGTAATATTGGTTTATTCCTCAAACATTTTTGCAAGAATACTCTAAATGATTATCTTCATATTTCTCCTTATACATTTCGCCATACTTGGGCTACTATTGCGCAGAATGACCTGGGAGCCAGCTATGAGGAAATTGGTTTTGCCCTGAATCATATCAGTACGCATAAGGTAACCATGGGCTATGTGAAGCCAGACTTCTCTAGGGCTTGGGAACTGAATGAGAAGGTGGTGGAGAAGATTTTCTTTACAAATGATCCGAGCAGACGAACACAAGAGTATCATGCTCCGGTGTTTGAGAAGGTGGAGGAGACGTTTGAACTTTGTGCAGATGCTTACTTCATGGGTGAGGTGGTTGGTCATGTGGATGGTAAGGGCTACCGGAATACGGATGAGGTTATCCAGCAACTGATGGATAATATCAATGATACTGTCCCTAAAAACTGTACTATACAGATTAAGGTGAAGAACGTGACCAAGAACCAGACTAAGTACTTTGAACGAATGCGTGACATAAAATAGATATGTTAAATCTGTGTTAAACTCCCGCAAAAGTTTGGTTATACCCAAACTTTTGCGTACTTCTGCAGCAGAATTAAGAATCAGAAGTAATAACATTCAGCCCTCGACATCACGGATAAGTCAATGAGTTATGAAGATTAATACTTTCCCTCGCACTAAGACAGAGGCTATGGAGATTGCTAAAGAGTACATTTCAAATCCTGATGGTCTCGCTTATGATATGGATATGAGTGTTGAAGAAGCTAAGGAATTGGCTGAGATTGTATGTGAGCATCGCATCCTCACCGTTAAATGCGATGGTGACGCTCCATTGAAGCTTTATTATAAGGTTGAAGAGTAATTATAAATATATTAGTAACATCTAAGCCCTCGACATCACGGTTAAGTCAATAATATGAAGATAAATGCAAAAGGTAGTGATATATTTCGTAACAAAATGGCTATTATGATGTACGATAATATGCGTGATAATAGCGATGTTTACGAAAGCGGAGTAGATAAATACGGGATGATATATTTCGCTTACCTTAATGGCAACATTAAACGATATAAGAGAAATGAATTTCTCAAAATGGCAAAAGAAAACGAAGTTTGACAATTAAGCCCTCGCTATCACGGTCAAAGCAATATTATGATAACAACTAATATCAAATTCAACCGAGTTGTTGCAAAGGAAAATTTCAACAACAACAGTATCGAAGAACTGAAGAATGCTATTGAGAAAGGCATCCTTAGCGAAACAGGTCTGATTGTCGCAAGTGACATGAAAAAGGCAAAAGAAATATTGAACCACGATGGTAGTCTTGAGATACAGAAGACCGTTGCAGGAGAAGCTATTGCCTTCCTCGCTGATGAGACCGCAGTGTCGGTAAGACTTATCCAATACAACCCTCATGGTCTTTTAAAATTCGTCTATACGATAAAAGCAACGGAAATCTGATGTAAAACAACCCTTCAGCCCTCGACAGCACGGTTAAGTCATAAAATATTGTCAACACTAAAGGCAAAAGAAGTTATTAAGGAGAAGGGCATGACCATTGAGGAAGTAGCCTGCAAGATGGGAATCACTAAAGGTACTCTATCTGCTGCCCTCAGTGGTAACCCGACAGTTGGCTATCTTACAAGAGTAGCTGATGCTATAGATTGTGATATTACGGATTTGTTTAGATAAACAAAATGTGGGTCATAATTGGTTAAAACTGATTAATTTATGACTAATAAGGGTTAAAATCTAACGGTTTTACCCATTTTCCTGACAGAGGGCAGTCTTCTCTAAAGTAGTGAAAATTTTAGAGAGGGCTGCCCGATTTGCGTTTTAGCCATTATTAACAATTTTGAGATTCTTGATGTTGATGGTGGTTTCCTGTTTCTCAAAGTCTTCTTCGAGTTTGTTGAAGACTTCCTCAACAGAGAGGTTTCTGGTTTCATCACTATTGAATGAAACCGACTGCAATTTTGGAGCTGCATAGGGCAGGAACTTGGCCACCATCGCCAAACGTCCGGCTGGCTCATCTATATCATATAGATCTTTTTCCAGGGAATAGCCCTTTTCGTTTGTGCCATTCAGGTAGCCCACAATGGCATCACGGAGGCTTTCCCGGACGCTTTTTGTAACCTTGTTGGGGGTTCCAGCCTTTCGTCCTCCAGTCTTTTTTCTTTTGACCTTTGGTTTTGATTCATTATTATCTTTCTGTACTGCCATATTTTTTCTTATTTTTTAATGTTACTGATAGTTTTCGATTGCAAATATAGCGAAAAAATGGATAAGAATGTGCACGACTTGCGCAATTTATCAAAAACCTTAGCGAAAAACGCATTACTTTTACACAGTTTAAACATTAAATTCGAATTTTATGGGACTTATAGGAAAAATTGCTGGTGTAGCAACTTCTGCTTTTGGAGGTGCTTTGGCAGCTAAAGCGAGGAACAGAGGATATGATGATTATATCCAGATGTTCAATGACCGTATGCAGCAGGTGAAGGATCACCGGGACAACTTGTATTACCAGGATCCTACGCAGACAGCGGAGAATCAGGTGGCCGTGACCAATGCCCAAAAGGTGTTGGATAATGCCACGCAGACTGCTAAGAACACGAATATTGTGACTGGTGGTTCTGAGGAAGCAGTGGCTTTGAGCAAGCAGGCTGCCCAGGAACAGGTGGGTAAGATGATGCAGGAAGCTGCCGTACAAGGTGCGCAGACCAAAGATAATGTTTGGAATACGGCTGATTCCCAGGTTAACGCTATGACCAACTACATAGCTACTGCCAAAAAGGAGAAGGCACTTTCTACTGCCCAAGATATCACAAAAGCGACCAATGGTTTGGCTGGAGCTGCAAGTGAATTACCTATTTAAGAAAGGAGGATGTTATGGGATTTACATTAGATGATTTAACTCCTAAGCGTCCGGCTACAGCAGTAACGCCTGTTGCTGATTTTCCTTCTGATCATGTGGAGAAGCCGGAAGTGGAGGCTGCACAAGCAGTACAGGCTACGACTACGGAACCTGATAAGGGTGCTGCTATTGATACTACTGGTATTGCTGGGAATGGTGGCAATGTGACCTTTGCAGAGCAGCCGGGTGCAGAGACTACCAGCACGGAAGGGGCTGGAGATATTCAGAAGATAGACTGGACCCGACCTTATAGCGAGATAGAGCAGAATGCCCTACTTAGGCAGATGACGCCTCAGGATATTGCCAGGGACTATGCTAAGAACGGTGATGGAAACTGGTATGTATTTATGCCATGGTTGAAGCAGTTTGACCCTAACAAGACCGTTCAGCAAAGTATTGATGACCAGAAGAGGGCTGAGAGAAATGCTAAAATGGAACAATGGGGTAACTTTTTGATGCACCTGGGTAACTTCTTTGGCACGACACAAGGTGCGCCATCGCAGCAGATTGAATCAGCGCAAGAACTTACAGATCGGCAACGCAAGATTCGGGAGAGTACTGACGCGCTGAGAGAAAAGGGATATGACCAGATGATGGTGAATATCTTCAAAGAGCGACAAGCCAAGCAGGCACAGATGCAGGCTGAGGCTGAGGTTAGGGCAAATGAGGCACTGGCTGCTTATCGTGGAGCGCAGAAGAATCAGGAGGAGGCTCTTACTCCTGTTAAGGTTAAGACGGAGCAGGAAAGAGGTAATGCCGCTGCTGCTTCTGCTGCCCTAAGTACTTCGAAGAAGGAGACTGAGGATGCGTTGAGAGGCAAGAAAGGCAAATTGCTTGATGCTCAAACTAACAATGCCAATGCCGGAGCTGCTGACCATAACGCTAGTATAAAGGTGAAGGATGCGCAGGTGGAGCATATTCATACGCAGACAGAGGGCCAGAGGCAGAAGAATGCTAACCAGAAGGAGGCGGATGATTTCAACACCAGGTATGTGAACGACCCTACATTTAAGAAGCATGTGAATGAATGGGCTAGACATAATGGTATGGCAGTCGGTGACAAGGCTACAGGCAATGATGCTGGAAGAGGTGGAACATGGGCTAACGAGAAGAACAGACAGCAGGCATCTGCTTACGCTAGGGCGAAGATGAAGCAGCAAGGCAATAAACGTTCAGTTCGTTCTTATGGCGGTAAGCCAAGTTCGTCATCTTCCTCTCATACGAAGGTAGATTATTCAAAATATAGAAAAAACAAATAAATTATGGCAGAAGATTTAACAAAGTCTAAGTTGGTTTATCATGTTTGGGATAAAGACAACAACGAGTATGACATTCCTGATGATGTTGTACAGGAGCGTGGTATGGATAACTTCGCTAAAGATTTTGAAGGCGGTTATATTACCATGTTTGATAATGACAAAAAAAAGGTAGATGTACCGATTGAGGATGTTGAAGAATATCGCAACCAAGGTTATCTTTGGTATGATGCCAGTGGAAATGCTACTCCTATCAATGAGGTTGGCAAACAAGTAACAACTACAGAAGCGAAGCAGCAGGTGGCTAAGCCTGTGGCGCAACCTGTAGCGAAGCCAGCAGCTGAAAAGCCAAAGGAAGATAACAGATCGTGGCTTACGAAATGGATGACTGGTACTCTGCCGGAGGATGAGGAGCAGGAAACTGCTGATAAAGAGCCTGGGCTTATAGCTAAGGCATTGAATATGTTTCCTACTGGTGTAAAGACTAGCAACGGAACATATCAGCCAGCACCAGCGATTCCTCAGCCTACAGTAAAGGGTGAGGAGATGCCTGTTGAGGTGGAAACAACTCCTTCTTCGGCAAATGTGGCTTCTCCTGAATCTAAAGAGGAGGTTCCTGCATCTGCTGCAGTGGTGAATAATAAGGGCTTGATGGATGCCAAACTTGCCAACTATATTGAGAACTGGAAGCAGAGACCGGATGAGGAGGGTGATTACTTTGAGAATATGGTTGCCGACTTGTTGGCTGATGGTACTGCCAATAGTAATGAGGAAGCAGTGGGCATGGTGAAATCTGCTCTTGGCAGATATGCTAACCGCTCTGCTATGGACGTTACCAATCAGGTAGTTTCTTCTTTGCCTGATGATACGGTGCAGGATGCAGAGAAGAGTATTGAAGCGCAATGGTATAGCCATGGCGTGCAGGATAAGTTGAAGCAGGAGGCGGATAACATGGGTATCAGCTATGATGACTATGTGGGACTGTTCTTGAAGCCTGCTATGGTGCAGAGTCTGGTGAACAAATATGGTCCGAACTATCGTGACATCGCTGAGGGTATTGCTACACGCCTCTATTCGCATGATGAGCATGTGCAGGACAGATTGATGAACCAGGACATCAATGATGCTTTTTCGAGCGTTATCAATAAGTATGTGAATCCATCTGTAGTGGATGAGTACAACAAGGCCCAGGAGGCAGGCAGTAAGGCATTTACGGAGGGAATGGAAGGAAGCCAGTTTATTCCTGCCAATCTCCGACTGGGTACAGCACTTGGTGCTCAGTATGAGGCAAACGAGGCCAAGGATCCTGCAAAGGTGCTTTCTGGTTTGCAGCAGAAGTTTGGCAAACTCTACCGGAATCCGAAGTTCCTGAATGACATGAGCAATGCCGCATTTAAGGTGATGCAACGGTATGGCTTGAATGGCACTCTTAGTGGTAATCCTAAGCAGTTCAAGCCAATGATCAATGCTGCCATTAAGAATGAGTTGGACCAGCTGGAGATTAAGGGTATGATGCCTAAGGGTAGTGCTGAGTACATCATGAAGACTGGTTTGGGTAACACTATTGTGGGTAAGATTACTCGCAAGGCTGTTCAGACGGACTATCAGAACTGGCTGGAGGATATGGCTAATCAGCAGTATCAGCCGGGCTTCTGGGAGAACGTAGCTAGTGGTGCGCTTACTTTTGCTGGTGATGCCTGGAGTTATTGGTTGCCTGGAGCCGCAGGTGGCAAGTTGACCAAGAGCATGATTGCCAAGGCTGAGGGCAGACTGGCAGGTGACCTGATGGCTAAGGGCATGGAGCGCAGGGTGGCTGAGCGGGCTGCCAAGGTGCTTATCGGCAAGAGCAAGACCGAGGCTTTGAAGAGTGGAGCCGTGCATGGTGCTGTTACCTTTGGTGGGCAGTCGGCTATCTCGAAACCTATTGATGAGGTTTATCGCACTGGTCAGTTTGATGAGAATGGCAAGGTTTACAATCCTTCTGTGGGTAAGATTATTGCTGATACTCTGGGCGAGGTGACTAAACAGAGTGCCGTAGGTGCCATTATGCAGGGTGGAACCATCGCTAATATGATAGGCAAGGGCAGAGGCTTGGCTACCAATATTCTGGCTGATATTGGTGGTAAGGTTGCTGATTCCGGTATCATGACTGGTCATCAGATGCTGGAGCGCATGGCGCAGGATCCGAACTTCAAGCCTACAGGCAAGGATGCAGCCGAGAGCTTCTTGGAGAGCATGGCGAACCTTACTGCTATCGGTTTGCCGGGCATGATGGGCAAGTATGCCCGATTCAAGGACGCGAGGGAGTTTAACAAGAAGTATGACTTCACGGATCAGGACATTGCCGAGTTGAAGCGATTCGGCTATGAGGATCTTCGTGATGCCTTTGAGAAGGTGGGCATCGGGGAGTATGCCGTTGAGGGAGAAAATGCCCAGCGACTCGATGGGCAGCTTACCCAGAAGTATATGAACCTGATGAACGACAAGAGTGTGCCTGAGGTGTTGAAGGCTAAGATGATGGCTGTGGTGGAAGGCAAGCGACCTTCTTCTTTCTCGCCTGTGGTTGATTCTATCATCGTTCAGCCGATGGATCATGACGGAAAGGTGTATCTCGAAACCTTGAATAAGGATGGCGGTATCATTGACAGAAAGGAGTTTTCTTCTCTTGCTGAGGCTCAGAAGGCGGACAAGAAACTGGAGTATGAGAAGACTCTGGGTTTGGCTTCTGTGCTGGAAGGTGAATTTCATAATGAGTTTACCCAGGAGCATCTTGATGGCTTGTACAACAAGGCAGCTCAGAAATATAACATGGGTGAGAAATTGACGGATGAGGATAAGGCAGCGGTTTATCTTCATCAGAATGCTGGTGCCATCAAGGACATCATGGATAAGCAGCAGAAGGGTATTGTTCTTACTGAGGAGGAGCAGAAGCAGGTTAATGCCTATCGTCATTATTATGACAGTGCTTTGGAGAACAGTTCCGTGATGAGGGAGTTTGTGAATACCTTTGAGGATTCCCATGGTGTGGCACGTGGTACTCTCCGTAAGGCTTTGGAATCGAAAGATAAGAAGTATGCGCCATTGGTGGAGTCTTATCTTATGGAGCTTTATAACTCTATCGAGCTGAAACGTGAAATGAAGCAGACGATGGATGATCTCTATAATACTGCCCATGGAAATGAGCAGAAGAGGATTGAAGGTGAAAACCCTGTATCTCCTGCTGAGGGTTCTGCTGGTGGCCTGGAGCCTCCAGTTTCAGAGGGACCTGCTCCGTATAAAGACCGTACCAACTCCGTATCAACTCCGAGTGATGCAGAGGTTGCTGCAAACCCTGCAAACGTTGCAAGCTCTGCTGCTGGGGGTGCAGGAAATGAGCCTAAGGTTGCAAGTTCGGAAGGTAAGGTTGCAAGTTCGGAGAATAAGGTTGCAAACTCTGATGCTTTTGTTATGGGGCAGGAAGCCTATAAGAATGGGGATTCCGGGGCTTTGCAGGCTATCGACTATAATAGCGATTTGGCTACCGGGCGTTTGAAGAGAGCATTTAAGGATAGCGATAATATGTTTGATTTGGTGACTAAGGCGTATAATGATGGCAGAGACATGGAGCAGTTCTTGGCTCAGCGTGCGAGTCTTCTTACGTCTGCTCAGAAAGAGGCGATCAGCAAGTATGTGGAGGCTATGGATGCCAAGAAGGGTGCTATTGATGCTCTGCAGCATGCTGATGATGGTTATAGCGAGGCGTTGAAGCAGCAGCTCTGGCAATACCAGACGGAAGATGGAAATATCGTGCCAGCTACTCTTACAAGCGGTAGGCAGGTGTTCTTGAAGAAGGCTAACGAATATGGTGGCGGCTTTGTTGTTGTGCCTGATGAGCAGGGACAGCCTACTATTAAGCAGGTATCAGATGCCGAGATTAAAGAGGTGGGCACTCCTGTTCCGCTTGATGATTACATCGAGAGTTCTTTGGGTAAACAGAAGGAAGCGAGAGCAAAGCAGTTCTTAGGACAATTAAATGGAGCAAAGAAGGGCGATATTGTTAGTGTCTATCCAGAAGGAGCGGATAGCCCTATGGATTTAAAGATTGCAGGATATACAAAGGACGGAAAAGTCGTATTAACAGATGTAGATGTAGATGTTAATAGTAGTATAGATCCTAAAAAATTAGTATATGCTTCTAAGGAGGAGTTTGATACCTGGCGCACGAATGCACTCAATAATACCATTAATGAGCGTTTGAATCGTGAGGACGAAGAGCGTGAATTGGCAGAGATTAAGAGGGCTGAGGCTGAAAAGCAGGAGCGATATAAGAAGGGTATCTTTGGTTATGCAGCTGGGCAGCCAGACTATTCTGATGCGCAGACGGACCCTAAGGTGGCAGCAGAGTATCTGCAAGAAACTGCCGGGGATGACCGCAAGGCTCTTTTTGCTAATATTGTTGCCGAGAAGCAGGCTTTGCAGAAGCGTATCAACCAGCTAAGAGAGCATATTTCAAGTAATGAGGAATGGCTATCCATTAATGCTGATCTGGACCCGAAGAATGCTGAGACCAGAACTTTGGCTAATAAGCAGATGGAGGGACAGATTGCTGACCTACAGGCTCGTTTCGACAACTGGAATAAGATTCGTTCTGCCGTGATGACTCCTGAGGAGGCTCAGGCTATCAAGGCAGAACGCACACAGAAGATTGCCGATGCTGGTGTGAATGAAGGTGACGTTGCTCCTATAGAGGGTCGCGAGGTTGCCGTGCTTAGTGATGAGGAATTGAAGAAGCAATATCCTACTATGGATGAGGCTAGTGACTTTATTGCCTCAGAGCGTAAGCGTATCTATCGCATACAGTCGGATGAGGTGCAGCGTGAGATTGATGGTGTTGATGAGGTGCTTGATCGCTTTGTGAATGGCGAGATAGACCTGGAGCCAGAGCAGATTAAGGAACTGAACACTACCAAGGCCCAGTTGCAGGCTAGACAGGCTAATCTTACGGAATCTGCCAAGGAGTTGAAGGCCCAGGCTGATAAGCTGAATACACTCTACCGAAAGGAGAATATGGAGGCTAGAGCCAAGGTTGTGGAGAATCTGACTCCTGCCGAGCAGCGTGCCATCAAGGTGGAGAATGCCATCAAGAATGGTAATATGAGCCAACTTAATGCCATCTATGATGAGGTGAGAGGGGCAATAGACTTCAATGACACTGAGCCTAATACGCTGGAGGAGTATGTTGCTAACAGTATTGGTCGTTTCACCTTGAACTATGAAGGCAAGGAGAAGGGTGGTGCTTTCTCTAATGGTATTCAGCAGGAGACAGGCTTGGGACGAAAGGACTTCGATAAATTGCAGATTCTTGCCAAGGAAGGTGAGGGTAAGACTGTTCCGGAGTTTGTTCATGGCCTGTATGATGACATGCCTAAGAATCTTAAGCAGATGGGATATACGGATCAGGACATAAGAAGTGCTTTCCTTGATTTGATAGGTAGTGCTCAAAGCTACTCTGACATTAAGAATTATACCTTGAATAATAAGGTGGCCAATGTTGAGCAGCAGATGCGAGAGGTTGAACGCCAGGAGGAAGAAATGATGGAGGAAGCTACTTCATATAGTAACATTTCTCTTCCTTTTGATTTTGAGAATGATGCGAATTTTGATTCGTCAGAGCGTGAGCAGATGGTTTACAAGGATGGTGAGTCGCTTAAGAGCTATATGGAGCGTAATGGAACTTCTAGCCCTGATAATACTCCTAGAGGTCAGCAATTAATGAAGGCTTATATTCAGCAGAAATATGCTGATAAACTGAATGACATTGACGTAGCCTTTGGCCATGGGCAGGAAACTGGGCACGATGGGGAGGTGATTGCAGAAAATGTGATGAAAATTGCTGATTCTACTGCCGATGCTGATGCTATGCTTTACTTGCTCAATACTCCTATGAAATCATCAGCTATGATAGGTTACGAACAGAGAATAGCAGAGTTAGGGAAAAAATTGAATAATAGGGACGGTGCTCATAGCGAAGCCTTTGACAAGATTGTAGAATTGGCAAAAGAGCAGAAGGAGTACTGGGACTTGATGGAGGAGGGAGAAGTAGATCCTGATGATGTGCCGGAAGTTGATGTGGCTCATGACATGGACGAACTTTTGAAGACTCTTTCTGACGAGGAGTTTAAGGAGGTTAGTGATGTTTTGAAGGGTATTGACGAGGAATTTGAGTATTTCACCGCTAATGAGTATGAGCGTAGAGAGGGTGTAGGTGAGCGCAAGGAGAAGGCAGAAAATGCCAATACTTATGACGAGTCTATTAAGGAAGCATTGAAGCCTGTTACTCCTGTTGCTATTGCCTTGAAGAGTGCCGTGGAGAGCGGTGACAAGAAAGCCATTAAGCAAGCTCAGAAGGAATTGACTGATGCCCTGATTGCAAGTGATTTGGGGCATGATTATCTTTCTGGGCAGTTGGCGCAGGCTAAACTGGCTAAGAAGAAGGATGAATTATATAAGGTGAAACGTGCAACCATCAAGCCGCTTACTGATGCCATTCATGCTATTGAGAGTGCTAAGAATATTGAGGATGCTCCTTTTGCTGACAGACTGAAAAATGCTATCGCTGAAACGGAGACTGAGCCTACTGAGGCGCAGAAAAAGGCTGGCAACTATAAAAAGGGACATTTGACTTTTGGGGGATATGACTTTACTGTTGAGACTCCAAAGGGCGTGACTCGCAGCGGTAAGGATGAGCAGGGCAAGCCTTGGAGCGTGACCATGCACGATACTTACGGCTATATTTTGGGCAAGATAGGCGTGGATGGTGATCATATTGATATGTTCATCAATGATGCCGCTGACCTTGATACTTTTGATGGTAACGTTTGTGTGGTTGACCAGGTGAACCCGGAGACTGGAGAGTTTGATGAGCATAAGGTAATGTATGGCTATCCTGATGAGGCTGCTGCTACTAAGGCTTATCTCAGTAACTACTCTAAGGGCTGGAAGGGACTTGGTAAGGTTACTTCTGTGCCTAAGGCTACCTTTGACAAGTGGCTGGAGTCTTCTGACCGCAAGACTAAGCCCTTTGCGGACTATGCCATGATTCAGCATGCGGAGGCGCAGAAGGCTAAGGAAACTGATGAGACTCTTCCTTTTGGTGCGTCCATGAGTATGGATAATTTGCCTTTCCACCGCGATGTGAAGGAGGTGAAGCCATCTGATATGACGGAGGCGCAGAAGGTGGCTTACGATGCCGTATCTACCATGCTTAAGAAGGCTGGTATTCCGGTGAAGGTGGTTAGCAACGAGGATATGGAGAAGGTGGCTGAGGCGCAGGATAATCTGAATCTTGCCATGCTGCTGAATCAGCCTGAAATGAGATTTAAGATTAAGACTCCAGAGGAGAAGCTGGCTGCCGAGAATGCTTATAACTTTGCCAAGGAGTTGCGCCCGGATAAGTGGAAGCAGTATGCCGTGGTGGATATGAGCAATCCGAATAAGATGCCGGAGTACTTTGAGAAGCAGGAGCTGGCTAGAAAGGAGCGTTCTTACTATAATAAACTGATGTGGGGTAACTACAAGGTTTTCAATCTTGATAAGAGTTTTGAGGACAATGTGGCTGGGCTTACTGGCTCTTTTCCTTCGGAGTTTGACCCATATAAGATTGATGCGCAGACTAGTAAGAAGAATGAGTTGAAGAAGCAGATGAAGGAGATTGAGGATGCTTACAACTCAACCGGGCAGGAACGTAATAAGTATCAGATTCAGCTGATGAAGGAGTACATGGATGAGCATGGACTGGCTTCTGAAAACGATATTCCTGATGATGTTTGGAGTGAGTTGGATAATAAGGCTCATGAGAAATATCAAGATAAGCTTGATTCCTTGTTTGCGAAATATAAGGATTTGGATAGACAGTTGAAGGCTATTGTACAGCCTGGAGTGAGATTCTTGCGTACTTATCATGGTACTGGTGCTAGCTTCGATAAGTTTGATTTGTCGCATGCTTTGGAAGGTGAGGGTAGCGAGACTTTTGGACATGGTGTGTATGTTACCACCTCTAGGGAGATAGGACGTGAGTATGCTCAGAGGGCTAAGCAGAAGAAGATGGCTAACCTTTATAAGACTATTCGTTATCCTGATGGTGTGAAGGGTGATACGTTAAAGAGAAGACTCTTTGGTGAAATGGTGAATGACGTGGCTACTGGCGGTGACGTGAAAAGTGCCAAGGAATTTGCCAAGAATCGTGTTGGTGCTGATGCTAACGATGTTGAGCGCACCCTTGAACATTTGAAGGATAGAGAGAAGGGAACCGAGTATGAGCAGAACTTGAAGGATGGTCTTGCTAAGTATAAGGATGCCTTGAAGTGGATTGATTCTCTTGATGATGATTATCTTACCCAAGGGAATGCTACTCGATATGAGGTTGAGATACCAGAGGATAATGGTAGCAACTATCTGGATTGGGAGAAGACTTTGAATGAGGAGCAAATAAATGCTATACGTGATGCTTTGGCTAAGAAGGGTGTTGATGTTTCTTCTTGGGAGAAGAGAGGTTTCAAACTGGATTTAACTTTCAAAGATGTATATTCAGCAGTTCTTCCGATGATGATGCGTTATAAACCAGAGGATGTAAGTAAATTCCTTTCTTCTCTTGGCTTTACTGGCATTAAATACCCTGCTGGCATGATTTATGGCGGTGCCAAGGAAGGTGATTACAATTATGTTATCTTTGACGAGAACAATGCCAATATCGTGGGTAATACTAAGTTTGCGCAGGGTAAGGGTGTGGTATATGGCTACACTGATGGCAAGGAGATTGTGCTGAATCAGGAGCATCTGAATGCTAATACTCCTATTCATGAGTACCAGCATCTTTGGCGCACTGCTGCCAAGGAAATGAATCCGGAGCTTATTGCCCATGGTGATGAGTTGATTAAGCAGACTCAACTGTTTAGGGACTTGAAGGAGGATCCTAACTATAAGCATCTGAGCGATGATGAGATTTGCGATGAGGCTTTTGCTCGTTTGACTGGTGAGGACGGTGCTGCCATCTTGGAACAGATGGCGAAGGAAGCCATTAAGGAAAATCCGTTAGATACTGCTAAAGAGCTTACTATCATCAACCGATTAAAGAATTGGTTGAAGAAGTTCTGGTATTGGACTCTTGATACATTTACGAAGTGGAAGCCTGAGGACATTAAGAAAATGACCTTAGAGGATATTCGTAATCTTGTGTTAAGAGATTTGGCGAATGGCGTGGATCCACGTACTGTGATGAACGAGAAGAAAGAAGGGTCTAAGTTGTCGAAAAAAGAAAAAGACGATGCAACAGAGCGAATCGATAAACGAATTGCAGAGTTGAATCGTCAAGAGAAGGAGCAATCTCTCAAATCCGATAACGGAAACTTAGCCGAATCCCATGATAATGGGTACCTCCCATCTAAGGATAATCTTGATGGCGTGCAAAGCGTTGCTCCTTCATCTGCAAAGATAGATAAAAAATTCCCAACTAAGACTTTTTATCTAGGAAATTTAGCAAACTTTATCACTTCAATGGGGAAAAATGCCGATATTACTGCTGGCAACTTCACAAAAAAGTTGTTTGAAGGTATGGGTATGACTCCGCATGGAAAAGATACACAAGTTTCTGAGTACTTCAAATATCAGACAGATGATGGTGGAAAGACTACCGTCCGCCTTTCTGATCATAGTGGAAATGCACTCAGCATTATCAAGAAAGGTGGTAGGGCAGATAAAGGCTACTCTATAGTGGTTCGCGTTGACTCTTCACCTAAGACTAAGTTCAAGGCTAATAAGTATTCTAATGTAGCAGAATATGTATATGAGAATCCTAACGCTGATGGTTTGAAGGATATAGCTCGCAGTGTATTTAACCTAATTGACACAGGTGAATATTTGGACTTGGCAGGAGCCAACGAAGTACACGTTTCGCCTAGAAACAATGATGCCGATAAAACTCTTGCTGGAGTTCATAATATTACCGAGGAGAAGCTGAGAAAGGCTTTGAAGCTGGGTGGTTTGGCCAACCCTTCTTTGGCAGTGATAGATACAAGCAAGAGTGCTCATGATAACTTTGGAGAGATTTCCTTCATCGCTCCTTCTGCTCTTGTGGATAAGCGTACAGGCAAGACTGGTGGCACTTGGATAACTGATGCCTACACTCAGCGTTATCCTTCCGTAGAGCGAGAAATGAGCGAAAAGGGGTATCGGAAGTTTAAAGACTGGGTTGCTAGCCTTGATTACCCGAGCGGAGCTAAGGCTGAGATTGAGAGACAGGCAAAGGATGCCCTGAGCGACAATAATGCTCCTGCTTGGGAGTTGATGTACTTGAAGGAAAAGGGTATTGATATTAAGGAGTATGATTCTAATATTAATGATTATCGCTGGAAAGAGATTATCAGTGACCATCCTACTGCTGAGGATATTCTGAATAGTATGAAGACTGACCCTGAACTGAATAAAAAGGTTACAAGTCTAGCAAAGTATGCTATCATTCGACCTACAATGGACAAAATTAGTTTGGAGGTTAGAAGAAAGATATATAAAGAGACTGGTGTTAAGAAAAGCCCTATAAGTCCAATAGTAAGACAACAGACTAAGGAAATCTTTGAGCGAGACTATAAAGCAACCTTGCTTAACAAGGACGGCAGTCCAAGAAAAAAAGATGTGAAGAAGGTTGTTGAGGATATTGTGAAGGAACACAACGACACCAAGAAGTATGACTTCTATCTGTCTAAGGTGAAGGCAAGCAATTACGTCAACAAGAATGGTCTTTATGATGATTACATCAGATGGCAGGAGAACAAACTGGATGAGTTCGGAACGAAGAACCGTATCTTCCGTGGCTATACTAAGGATGGTTCCCGAAAGTATGTGCCTGAGACTCTTGAAAATGTTTCAAAGGCTATGAGAGAAGATGCAAATGGGCAGACGAATGGAAGCGAATATACCTCGTTTGGTAGCTTTATCGCAAAGTTGGCTAGTCGTGTTGATTCTACAGACGAAATGCGTGCCAACAAGGATAAGTTGTCCTCTAATAAGGATAAGGAAGAATTTTACGAGAAATGGGAGAGCGTGTATTACGACCTTGCCAAGTCTTTGTATAATGATGTGTTCTATGGCGAGCAACGTCTTCACGACATCGTATCGCAGGCAGATCCTAAGAAGTATGCCAAGAAAGAATATGGAATTACTCTGTCTTCTAGCTTCATGAAGAAACTGGATTCTCTTAAGAATGCAGTGCAGAATGATTTGAAGAGTGCTTATTTCGAGACCAAGTTTAACCGTCCTGTTCATCTTAATGAATTTGTGGCTGCTGTTGTGCCAAGTAATTTAGGTGAGGATGTTCGCAAGGGACTCGAAGAATCTGGATTGTCTCTGTATGACTATGATCCGGAAAAGGAAGGTGACCGTAATCGTGCCTTTAATGAGGCTATCAATAGCAATAATGAAATCCGATTTCATCGAGTGACTGAGCCGGAGGAACTGGAGAGGCTGAATAAGGAGAAGACTTTCCGGATGTATAGCGGAATGCAGGAGGTGGATGGTAAGCTCTACTCGCCTATGGCTGCCATTATTGACGGAAAGCGTACTGATGCTACCGAGATTGGTGCCTGGATGGGGGCTGATGAGAGACCTGATCTTGTGAAGGGTGGAAAGTTCCAACTTGTGAAGACCGACAAGAACCCTGGGGCAGGAGAAGGGCCAGTGCGTGCTGCCTACAATCCTTATATGCATACTTCCACTTCGATGATGAACGACCAGTTTACCGGGGCTTATGCTAGAGGCAATATCAAGGTTGTGGAATGGGAGATTCCGGAGAGCGAGAAGACTAGTGGCTATCGTGCTGAGGGGGCAAAGGATGCCGTGGGACTTGTGCCTTGGCATTCTGGTTCCGTAAATGGTTTGTTGCCGAAGGATAGACAGAGAAGCGTGATGCTATCTAGGTGGAGAAAGGCGGTGAGAGTGGTTCCTGATGCTGAGGTTGCTGAGAGTATTGCTGAGCAGCTGGAGGGTACAGGGCTGGCTATTCCTTGGAACGTGGTTACTCCTAACCAGGTGAGGGAGTTGGTTAAACTGGGTGTGCCTATTACTACCGTTGAGTCTGGACAGCAGGCTCCTGAGACTAAGGAGAAGTTTATGGCTCAGATGGAGGAGCTGAAGAATGAGTTTCCGCAGGCTCAGTTCGTTGACGTGAAAATGACCAAGGACGCTTTCAAGGAATGGGGCGGCAAGGGGCTTGTGCAATCGCCTATCGTGAAGCAGAAGTTGAAGAAGCACCCTGATTCGCTGATGAAGGCTGGTACCTACTTTAGTGGTGGTGGACTGGTTGAAGAGGGCTTGAAGGGTATCATCGACCCTGTAGTGGCCGTGGAGTATGACCGGAAGATAAGCGGTGTGTATCGCAATAACTTCGGGCAGCATATTGTGACGGCTGACGTTAGAGACGTGGATCCGAAGGAACTGGTGAAGCAGATAGATGGCGAGGTGGAGTATTTCCATGCTTCGCCTGTATGCAAGAACTACTCGCAGGCCAAGACAAATGGGGGCGAGGTGGAGCTTGACAAGGAGACTGCCAAGAGTACTGCCGACTTCATTGATGCCGTGAAGCCGCGAGTGGTGACCATCGAGAACGTGAAGGGCTACAAGGACTCTGAGGCGATGAAGATTATCACCCAGGCACTGGATAAGAACGGCTACACATGGGATGCTGACGTGTATAATGCCGCAGATTTTGGTGGCTACACTAATAGGGAGCGACTGATAGTGAGAGCCGTGAAGGACGGAGAACTGCCTGAGAAGCCTAAGAAGCAGCCACGCAAGAGTGGATGGCTGGAGGCTGTGGAGGATATTCTGCCTACTTTGAAGGTGAAGGAAAAAGGTGTGGCTCCATGGATGGATGCCAGATTGAAGGCTGACGGTATTGACTGGCAGAAAGTGGAAAAGCCTCTTTACGTGATGGGCAGTGCTTATGCCGACGGCAAGATTCCTCATGCCTATGGGGATGAGATTCTGCCTACGCTGAGAACCAAGAGTGGTGATGTGATCATCATGCCGGGCGGAAAGGTTTTGCGTGCTGATGGAAGGGTGCTGGCGAGAATTACCGGGCTAGGCGATGACTATCTGCTGCCTAAGACGGAATCTTTGGCACATACTATTATAGGCAATGGTATTCCGGTGCAGTTGACCCAGGGTGTGATTGCTCCTCTGCTGAATAAGGATGACTTATCGGGCAGAAATGTGCTGGCACGACTTGGAAAATCTATCTTCAAGAATGACTGGGATGCAGATAAGCAGAAGAAGGTGAGTGAACAGGTGGTGAACACTGCCAACAAACTGGGTGGTGTTGAGGCTACGGTTTACACTTCTGTGGATGAGGTTCCGGATGCTTATCTGAGTGATGTGATGAATGGGGCTACCGGATGGTATGACCCTACTACACACACGGTGCATGTTTATCTGCCTAACTGTGCTGATGCGAACGAGGCGGAGAGAACGGTGCTGCATGAGAAGATAGGCCATGAGGGCATGGAAGTGCTTCTGGGTGGCGAAGATGAGGTGAGAAAATTCGCTAATTTCGTTTATAATTCTGTCGCAGCAAGCACACGTGGCAAGATCTTGGAGATAGCCAATGAGTATGATCCGAACTGGAAGAAGCACGACCGCATGAATGTGGGTACGCAGGAGTATATCGCTCGACTGGCTGAGGAGGGTCCTAAGACTGCTGAGGATTTTTCTCTTTGGACGAAGATTAAGCATTATCTCATTAAGGTGCTTAAGAAGCTGGGTATTCGTGTGCCGGGGCTTCTGAATGACAAGGATTTGAGATACTACCTGATGAAGGCTGGCAAGGCTCTGCATGTGTGGGATGATATGCCTGAGGCACAGCAGGAGGCCATGATGAAGCAGGCTAGCAATGCTGAAATCAAGGATTCGCTGGGTGAGGGAGTCGGAAAGGGTAAGCCTCGCCAGAAGAAGGGTGAAAGCATGATTCAGTATATGAAGCGTGTGCAGGAATGGAGGAAGTGGAAGGATGCCCGTGAGGATGAGAATGATCCGGAGCCACCGATGTTCTATGATATTGATAAGGATGAGGCTGGCAAGAAGGAATGGGAACTGCTCAACAAGGAGTGGCGTGACAGACACCATCTTGCCGGGGAGGAGCCTACTGGTATGCCTGTCAGAATGAAAGGTGAGACGGATGATGCCTACATGACCCGCATTCATGACTACGAGAAGTGGAAGGATGCCATGAAGGATGATGAGGACCCTATTCCTGATATGTTTGACTTTGAGAAGAGCAAGCAGGAGGAGGTGAAGCGCAAGTATGAGGACTGGCTGGCCAGACATGAGCTGCTGGAGCAGCAGCAGGCGGACCTGGACTTGTATGAGGGTAAGATTTATCCGGCAGAGACCAATCCGAAGGCTGATGACCTGGAGCAGCAGGTGATGCAGGACTTGGCTGAGGTGACGAGTACGGACGTGAGCAAGGAGGGTGCTGCCAAGACCGTGAAGCATGCCGTGATTCATAGACGCAAGAACATGGAGGAGGCTAGTGCGGATGATGCCATCTATATTAATGACGTGAAGAACAGAATAGAGAAGATGGCTGGCAGCGGTGTGTTTGACAAGTTGCTTTCTGATTACAAGGGTAAGGCGAACCGGGCTGAGAAGCTGGCTGAGGCTATACCTTATATAATAGAGGCTCCTAGACGCTTGCGTGACCTGGCACACGATTTGAACGCTACTGGTGCTTTTGACAAGGGGCATATTCATATTCAGCCGGAGGATGTGGAGGCTATACAGCCTTACGTGGCTGATTTGATTGCTGAGACTGCCAAGCAGCATAGCGAACTGAAAGACGATAAGGAAGTGGTGGTTTATGATGATCCGCTTGCCGTGGGTGAGGTGGCTAGCAAGATGGCACAGGCTATCAACAATAATCACCAGGGCGAGGAAGGTTTTGTGCCTATTGACGGTTCGGATATTATGAGCGAGCATGTATTGCCACTGGTGATGCAGCAGATAGTTCCGGACGGTATCGATTACAAGAATCTTTCGCCTGAAATGAAGGCTGCCCTTGATTCTATTCGTGACTGGTATAACTACACCTATGACTGGTTGAAGGATAACCGCACCTTGAAGGAGGACACCGGATATAACGCGGACTACGTGAACCATATCTGGGATAAGGAGAAGAGTGACAAGCAGGCTTATGCGATGTATGTGGAGAACCGCCAGCGCACGAAAAGCCCTAACGAGAAGCCGAGAACCATCAGTACCCTGATGGAGGGTATCAGCGTGGGACTTGTGCCTAAGACTACGGATATTACGAAGATGATGGCTTACTACAGCAGAAGCAATATTGAGGCTTGGGTTAACAAGACGATGTTGCAGGAGCTGAGCGGACTGAACGTGATAGAGCGGAATGAGGATGGTGAGGTGGTTTCTACTGATCCGCTGCTTTCTTCTTCGGCTCCGTTTAACCTGGAGCAGTATAAGTACTTTGAGATTCCGGGTTTGGGTCCTGTATGGGTCTATAAAGGAAATGCAAAGGATTATACTATACCAAATATCATCACAGGTAAAAAAATCCTTCTTTATCGCCAGAAAAGTGCTGCAAAACGATTTGGTGTTGTATTTGAACAATATGAAAGTTCACCATTTTGGGAAACCGTTGACACTTTGGCTTCAAGTGCCAAGAAACTGGAGCTGGGCTTTAGCGGTTTCCATGCCGGAGCCTTGACGGAGGTTTATATGGTGCAGAACATGGTGGAGTTTGGTCCTAAGAAGGCCATGGCCAACTTTATGAAGTATATCTTTGCAGATACGATGAAGAATCATGAGCTGCCTTGCTTCGCCAATCCTGAGGATTTTCAGGAGGCTGCTTCGCATCTTGTGAAGTTTGGAGCGACCAACGACTATGCTGCTGCAGATGTGCAGAACATGTTTGATAATTTGCGCGATGCGATGATGAAGGTGCAGGAGAAGTTGAAGGACGGAAATGGAATTTCCGGAATGGTGGCTGTGGCTACTATGCCTTTGAAGGTGGTGACTCAGTTGCTTTCGCTTGTTAATAAGGGCATGGATAGAGCCTTGTGGAATTTCCTTCATGACGGACTTAAACTTGCGACCTACCGGATGAGGGCTGACAAGACCAAGGTGCGTGCCAAGAAGAAGGGATGGACCGAGGAGGAACTGAGCCGGGCTTTGGATGAGGACGGCCAGTTTGTGAATGATATGTTTGGTGGTCAGCACTGGGATGTGTTGGGAGCCAGTCATAGAACCTTGCGTTATGCCGGACGAGTTCTTCTTTCGCCAGACTGGAATGCTTCTACTACCCGCCACTTCCTGGCATTGTCCGGATATGGCTCTATCTGGAACGAGGCTACCTTTGAGAACTTCAAGCTGTACTACCAGAGACTCTGGCATAAGGAGCTTATGCCGGAGGATGAGGGCAGAAGAGGCAGACAGATTTCGGCTCTGCTCTGTTATGGTATTGGATTCATGGTGTTCTATGAGGCTTTTGCGAATGGCATTAATGCTGCCTTCCGTGCCATGGACGAGAGCCAGGAGCGCAAAAAGGCTGAGGAGATGAGGAAGACCAACCCGGACTATAAGAGCATGTATGAACTGGCTTATGGTGACGAGGGGATGAAATGGTATGACTATCTGATGCGAGGCAACAGTCTTGGCCAGCAGAGCAAGATCTTCTTGGGCAGATATGCGGATGGAACGGAAATGTATATCAGACATGGTAAGCAGTTCCGAGAGGTTCCGGAATATCTCTTCAATCATAAGGGTGAACTGGAGTTCCCTGGCCCAATGGTTCAGAGAATGATAGGTAAGGCTAACCCTATGGTGAGAATGACCTTGGATGATATAAACTATCTGAGCGATTTCCAAGCTAGCCATGCGGATCAGGAGATTCAGCGCAAGTATGGCAAGAGTATTGGACTGCTTTATAAGGATGCCTTGTACTGGGCTCCTTTCCTGATTCCTAGCCAGGAGAACAAGGAGTTTAAGGCGGTGGATTTCTTCTTCCCATCTAGTAAGGGCTTTTCTCCATGGAAGGCTCAGAGCTACTTTAAGGATTTTATCCTTAGCGGTGACATGGAGGGCGTGGTGATGACTTATCAGAGCTGCAAGCGCAATGGTATTGATGCTGAGGCTCAGATTAAGGCTGCCATCGGAAGCGTGAAGGCTCTGGAGACTGCTGAAATGAAAGATGGCGTGACTTCGCTGCAGGTGGCTTGCCAGCGTTTTGATGCTGCCAAGAGTATCACGGAGAAGAAGAAGATGCGACAGAAGATGAAGAAGTTCCTCTCGATGAGTGACTACAAGGCTTTTACCCAGAAGGAGGCTCTGGACATGGTGCAGGGCTATCTGAATGGTGAGGAGGACTTGAAGGAAATGGAGAAGGCTGACAGCAAGTATCTGATGGCGGCTAAGGCTGAGGACGTGACGGAGGACTGGAGAATACAGAATGCCTGGAACGGAACCATGGAGGCTTATGAGGAGTATCAGCGTTTGAAGGATATTGATAAGGCGAAGGCGAATGCCTTTAAGAACAGCAAGACCAACAAGCGACTGTTTGCGGCCAGAAAGGCTATCTCTGCTGCCAAGAGGAAGATGAATAAGGCTAAGAAGCAAATGGATGGTACGAATGGGGCTGCCAAAATGGTGGAGATCAGAAAGACCAGAAAGGAGCTGATTGAAAAGCTGAACGGAATGGAGTAGCCTTCGGGCTACTTCACTTCTTTCTTTCAGGAAATGGGCTTTGGCCAATTATTTTAAAGCTTTTGCCCTTACAGGGCGACAGGTTTGCGTCCGTAATTACCCAGGGCGTTGCCCTGGGCTAGGAGCTTCTGCCCTCTCAGGGCGTGTGGGGCGAAACTTGAATTAATAAGAAAAAGGGACTCGCTTCACAGCGGGTCCCTTTGATAGTTTTTGTGTAAAATCTATTATCCAAATAAAATATTAGTAAACTTTTAACATGAAGAAAAAACTCAAATTCCTTGAAGATTTTGGAGCGATGTTAGCCGTTCATGATGGAACCGTTGGCTGCCTTTTTAGGCTTTGACCACTCGATGTAATTCTGCATGGCTTCGTCCATTCTTGCCTGTTCGCTTTTGGGGGCTTCTTTTTCCTTTTTGCCCCAGAGACGCTGGACGATGCGGTCGAGACACCACTGCCAATCGCCATCGAGGGTGACGAACTGGGAGCTTGGAACTACGGTTACTGGTGTTTCTGCCTTCTTATCGCTATTTTCTTCCTTTGCCTCTTCTTTTGTGAGGATGGAGGCGAAAGGAACATTATTATCGGTGAGAAACTTTTCTACGTCTTCCTTCTTGCTTTGACAGAGAAGGATGTGGACGGAGACTTTATTTTTCTGCAAGGAGGTGAGGGCTTCTTTTGCCTTACCTACCATGGAGAGGTTGCCTTTATCATCTTTTGTGATGATGCATGCTTCGTGTACATTGATTGACTTACTCATGATAAAAACGTTTTTAAAATGAACTTCGGTGCAAAAATACATTAAAAAAGCGAGGAATGTTTGATAAATTGCACAATTTATCAAACATGTTAGGCGAAAAAGGGGTATTTTTGGAGAAAAATTTCGGAATATGGCAAATCATACGGTTATAAATGATATTACGAACTATGCTGAGGCTGGGCCAAATTCGCTTGAAGGAGTAAGCACTCAGAAATTTAGGGTGAGTGATTCTACTCTTAAGCTATTGCAGTGGCTATCCCACTACTACGACAATATGTCGGAGTTGAGGAAGAAGTGGAAGCGGGCGCAGGATTTCGTGATGGGCAGGCAGCTGGAGGAGAAGATTGAGTGGAACGGACGGAAGATTACTATTCGTGAATATATGGAATTGCAGGGTATGCCTATATTGGAATATGATGTGATTTCGGATAAGTTGATTTCGCTCGTGGGCTTGGTGCGCCAGCAGAGGGCTACTGCCAGTTGTACTGCCGTGGATCCGAACGAGGAGGACTATATCAGTTTCTTCAATGAGTATCTGAGGCAGAACGACAATAACAATAACCGCCAGGAAATGGATGCGCGACTCTTCTATGAGTTCTGTGTGTATGGTTTTATTGGTATGAGTACCGTATGGGACAGAAGGAATGGCAGAGAGGCTATCTTCAATGACAAGGTGGATATTTTCAAACTTGCCGTGCCTCCGTTCTTTAAGCCGGATTTGAGCGATATTGAGATTTTTGGTATTGGGCATGATCTTACCTGGCGTGAGATTCTTGCGAAGTTTACGGATGGTAGTGATGGGCAGGCGCAGCAGCTCAACGAGATATATCTACAGACTCAGACGCACTACTCGCCAGAACAGGGCTACCAGGCTACTGGTGAGGCGCAGTTGACCGGACTGGATGACTTTCTGCATTCTTCGATACAGGGTAAGTATAGGGTGATTGAGGTTTGGACTATGGAGTCTAGACAATCGCTCTGGGTACATGACTGGGATAAGAGTGATGCCGGATTTATGCCTATGGGCGTGCAGGCTGAGCTGGATGCGGAGAACGAGAGCAGGAAGCGTGCCAACGTGATGATGGATGAGAACGGCTTGCCTATTCTTGATGAGAATGGGGAGGAAATGTATTATGTAGATCCGAAGGAGCTGAACCTGATAGAGTATGAGCCGCAGATGGAAACCTTCTGGTATCGCAGATATATTACTCCGAACGGCTACTTGCTGGATGCCAGGGAATCGCCTTACTTTGTGCTGAGGGATGGCTACAGATGCAGTATTCAGCCTTACAGTTTTCTGGCTTATCCTTGCTTACAGGGTGAGGTGAAGAGCTTGATCATGAGAATGGAGAACAACCAGCGCACGCTGAATCATTATATGATGATGATTAACTTCGTGGTGGCGAATGGTGCCAAGGGTACATTGCTTGTTGATGATGCTTCTGTGAGCGACAAGGTTTCTCCGGAAGAGAATAGGAGAAACTATAATAAGACGAACGGTGAATATCACTGGGATAGCAGTAAGGGCGGTGAGAAGCCTGAGGTGCTTATGAATAAGAGTATTCCTGCTGGTGTGGAGTTCATGATCAATTTTGCGAAGACGATGGCCGCTGAGGGTAGTGGTGTGCAGGGTGCTTTGCAGGGTGTGCACAGGAACACGAGCGGTAAGCAGTATCAGCTGGAGAGGGAATCGGCTTCTACTTCGGTGACTGACTTTGTGGAGAGCTTTAACTGCTTTAAACTGAGGGAGGCGAAATTGAAGACGTACCTGATTCAGGAGTTCTGCAATGAGCATGACAGCGTGAAGCTGGTGGGTGATGATTACAGGACTTATTTCAATCCGGAGACTATGCGCGATATGGACCTGGATGTGGCCATGGACTTGGATAGCTACTCGGCTACGATTAGGGATCAGATTGTGGATCTGCTCTGGCAGTTGAAGAAGGATGGCGATATTGATGCTTACACTATGCTGACGAATGGCAAGTTCCCAGGTACTTACAGAATACGTAAGTATTTGAAGGAGAAGATGGAGCAAAGGGAGGCTATGGAGGCGCAGATGGCTGCTGCCGGGCAGGTGCCTACTTCTTCGGGTGTTGGACAGCAGGGCGGTTCGGGGAACAGTGCTGCTCACTTGAAGGATTCGGGTAGCGGACTGGATGACTTGGCTAATTTGCCTTCGGCTTCTTAATAGATTAATGGTTTTGAATTTGGAAATGTTCTTAGTTTAAGGTTCATAATATAAATTTTAGTTAGTTTACAGATTATTAGTTAATTGGTTTTTAGGTTATTCGTGATTTCTTTTGATTGTTTGTTTTAAGGATCATGATTATGTTTTGGAAAGAGGAGGCTGGGAAGTCTCCTCTTTTTTTATTGTTCTACTTTGTTCTTTATTCTTCTTTGCTCTCTAGTGGAGGCCGTATTTCTTTTTGTAGGCGCGAAGTTTCTGCATTGGGACGGAAACTCGCCACATGTAGTAGGACTGCCACTGACGGAGCTTGTTTGCTCGTACTTTGTTATCGGCATCGCAACCGATGGCACCCCACTTGGATGGGGTGTAGTAGTAGGAGGCGGCCTTGATCTCTTCTACGTTGTGGAAGTAGCCTGTGGCTTTCCACTTGCCTAGCTGGACTAGACGACGATAGGAGAGGAGCTGCTTGCGGTTGGGGTCGTAGGTCATGATGGCCCAATCTTTGTGGGACTGGTCGTAGAGCATGTAGAAACGGGGGGCTCCGCCTTCCTTGTATTTGGACAGGGTGGCTTTTATGCCTTTCTGCCACATGCGGGTGGAACGAAGAAGCTCGATGCGAGTGATAATGGGCGTGTAGATGCTTACTAGCAACTGACGCATGGTTTTTTTGTACTGATTTTTCATTTTCTTCTTTATTTTTTAATTGATACTTATTTTTGGGGGACCAGCGATGGAATCGCTGGGAACGGGGGCCAGAGGGGGCGAGGGGCTAGCTGCCACCTATGCCTGCTAACTCGGCTACGGATGGCGGGAGGTTGCGGAGGCGATCGCGCTCTATCTCGGCCTTGGTGCGGAATGGGACGATTTCGGGGGCTGGCATATCCTTCTCTACGTAGAGGGCTATGGCTCTGGCCATCACTCGGTCATCGTGCTTCCCGGCTACGGCTCCGTAGCAGTCGTTCTGCTGGTAGTAGAGATAGTAGGTGCACTCGTCTATGGCGGCTGGCTCTCGCTCCATGTAGCCCTGATCTCGGATGATTCTTGCCATGGTCTTGATTACTGCTACCTTGGTGTTTTTGTTTGTGTTGAATCCCCATTTCAACTCCTTGGACTTCTTCTTCTGCAACTTGCTGTGGGAGGAGTTGTAGAGGTTTCTGTAGAGTGGGAGGAGGATAGGGAAGAACAGCTCTGACTGGTTGCCTTCGGTATTGTTCATGCGGGAGTAGGCGGTATTGTTTTCTACTACCAGAAAGGCATCGTTGTAGATGTGGGCTATCTGGGCGCAGCGCATGGCTAACTGATCGGCATCGCAGTGGCCATGCCACTCGGCTACTACTTCGGGTACGCCTCCGTAGATTTCATCGTAGCGGTCGAGGACTACTATATCTGAGAAGTCGGAGGTTTTATGAGAGCCACCAATATCGCAGGCGACGATGTAGCGGTGGGTGACGTTCTCGGAGTTGTCGGGACCAGCCCAGACTTTGAGCGGTCCACCAGCACGTTCTACGAAGCGGATGTTCTCCATGCAGGCTGGATCGGATGCATCGTAGGAATCGCCTTCTATATCGCCTACCATGATAGGGTTGATGCCTTTGCAATCGTCTTCCATGATGTTGAGCTTGTATGCATCGAAGACTGTGGTGCCGGAGAAGAGGAATGCTTCAATATCATCGCTAGGGAACTCCTGACGCATATCATCAAGGGTTTCGTATTCCTTTGATTTCTCGATGTACCAGTGGATTCCTTCGAAGGATGCTCCCTTTTCGTAGAGCCACCAGTAGTACTTGCCGTGACCCTGCTCATCGAAGCGGTTTTTCCAAAGCCAGATGGCGAAGTCGGCACGCTCGTCTTCTGAGGCGAATGGGAGTACATATTTCTCGATTTCGAACCATGCTACGAAGACTGGGACGTAGGCAGACATTGGCTTGCCGTCCTTATCTACGGATTTGGCTTTAACCCAGGCATCGTGGAACTCGTTTTCTCGTCCGTTAGGCGTTGACTCTCGGACGATGAAGGTTAGAGCGTCTGGTTGGATAGATGATGATGCAGCCTTGATAACCTTTGCCGGGGTCCACTCTGTGGTGTTCGGGAAGAAGGCTTCCTCGGTGATATGGGCGAGGGCAGCATCACCGGAACGGCAGGACTCTGGGTTTCGGGCGGAACCAGTCTGTATCTTGCAATCGCGAGGGATGAGATACTTGATGTTCTGTATGGTTCCTGAGGTCTTAATTTTGCGAGGGTCGTTCTTGAATGGTACGCCTATGTCGTAGAAGAGCCATGTAGGGATGGCGTTGATTAGCTTCTCGTACATATCGAATACCTGGGTGGCTGATGATGACTGGTGACCCACGATGTTGCTATTCCAGTTGGTTTTCCAGAAGATCTGCAGCCATGCCATATATATATCTGTGGCTGTGGATCCACCCCACTGTCGGCATTTCAGCAGGATGACTCGGATGTAGTGGAACTGGCTATGCAGGCGCAGGCGTTCGAACACCTTGACGAGCTTGACCTGGGCGTTGCGTAGGAGGAATGGTATATCATCGCCTCCATCTTTGTTCTTGATGCGGGCGTAGGCGTATGCGAAGAAATAGAAATCGTGCTTGCAGCGGAGGCGGATGAGGTAGCGGAAGATGGCATCACGTGCTTTGGCTGGGTCGTAATCGGCCATGTACTTCTCGATGAAGGCTTGGATGGAGCCGCACTTGATGATGGCGCAGAACTTCTTTTCCTTCAACATTTCTACCGGGAGGTAGAGCTTCTTGCCCTGGAGGAAATCGGGCATTTGAAGTTCGAAGCGCAGGCCAGGGGCGTTTTCTCCAGTAATGGGACGATAGGTAGCGAAGAGACTTTTCAATCTCTTCGTATCTTCGGCAAGAATCTCTTTGAGCTTCTTATCGGAGATTTGCTGCTGAGGCCGTACCTTTAATGAAGACTTTGCTACTGGCATTTTTTACTTTGAACTTTATGATTTGCCACATTATATTATATGGCGTGGGCTGGCTGCTTGTGATTTTCCACATGATGGTGTGGGCTGGCTGCTTAGATGTGGAGCTTGCTGGCGTTGTGCAGGAATCTTTCGACCTTGGCGTAGATGAAGCCGAGGACGAAGAGGATGAGGTGGTACACGCCTGCTATGTGGGGGAGGAGGCAGCCGAGGAAGAGGAGGATGATCATCTGCCAGAATGCTAAACGCTTGAAGCGATAGAGCCAGGGAGCCGTGGAACCCATGAAGAAGGATATGATGACTGATATGCCTAGGACCGGGAGTGACGGATAGTAGATGAAGGACAGGGCGGCTGATGCGAGCCATGAGGCCAGGAGACGATGGGGACGGAACTGGCGATGAAGCATGAGGAGACACCAGGCGTTGACTGCCCAGTGGATGAAGTTGGCATGCCCGAACATATAGACGAAGTGGGTATAGAGGGGCGATGATGGCGATACGGCCATGATGGCATGGAACGGAATGATGAATGCCATGAGGCATAGGATGATGAGTGTTATATATAATGTACGCATAGGAGTGAGTATTTTATTTGGTGATGAATGGTGAGTTGATGGTCCGCACGTGGGTGGATATGATTTTCTGGATGTAGTTAGCCTTAAGGCCAAGACATGGTGCTGGACGCTGCAAGGTGATTTCTACTAGAAGATATACGCTCTTCTGGTTGCCTTGCGATCGCTCATGCTCTGCCGTTAAGAGGAAATCGTTATAGAAAGATTCGAGCAATGTTTTTTTCTGATGCCGATACTTGCTATATTTCGGTATTATGCCTTTTAGTCTTTTTCTTACATAGCTATAGGCTGCATCAAAAGAGATATAATAGCAAGGAGTGGGCATCTGGGAAACATAGTCGCATATCTTGGCCATAGTGGTTGGCCACTGGACCACCCGCTTTGCTTCTTGATAGAGCCGTATGATCTCGCGATCTCTATCAATCTTAATTTGGGATATAGAATTTACATGCTTCATGCTAGCAAAATTAATAAGGCGAGTTGGTCAATTTATCAAAAAGTAATGCGATTTTTTTGTTAATTTAGCACACAAATATTAAATATGTTTGAATATGAGCAAGAAAACATCTAATAATGAGGAAGTTAAGTCGAAGAGAGATTCTTTTCGAGAGCGGTTGTCTAGTCGTTATCCAGACTTGAATATGGACGATGAAGATGCCGTTTATGGCAGGTTATCGGACGATTATGACCATTTTGACCAGGATAAGCAGAGAAGGGATGATTTCAACAACATGCTGAAAGATTATCCTCAGGCACCGGGGCTGATTACCGGACTCGCAACTAAGAAGAACGAGGATGGCAGTGACTTTAGCTTTGTGGGTTACCTGATTGATGCTATGGGTCAGGACTTCGTGGATGCGTGCAATGGTGACGCTGAGGCCAGAAAGCGGCTGGAGAAAAGCGAGAAGGACAAACTGGAGGCGAGCAAGAAACTTGCCGAAGGTGAGGAGAGGCTTTCGAAGGCTATGGTAGAGGAGGATGCGGAACTGGATGCTGCCTTGAAGGAGGCGAAGATGAAGCCTGAGGCTATCAAGGACTTGATAGAGTGGCTTTACAAGCGCAACGAGGATGGCGAAGACCGTGAGGATGACGGCTTTGTTTGGCGAGCTGCCCGGTATGGCTTGAAGAAGGAAGACTTTTTGCGCCTGTTCCAGATTAAGGACTTTGACAAGGCTGTGGCTGATGCTGAGGCTAAGGGCTACAAGCGTGGCAAGAACGAGACGATAGACCAGCAGAAGAGGTTGCATGACTCTAAGCGTGGCGGTGGCAAGAATATTAATATTAACGGTGGTGGCGGTGAGTATGTTGCCCCACGAGAGAAGAGCCGCACGGAACAGGTTTATAGCAACATGGTTGGTATGTAGTTTACAGTTAAGAGTTTATAGTTAATAATTAATAGTTTTAAATGTACAATTATGAGAAAATTTAAGAAATGGTTTGGCTTTATGATGGCGGTGTTCGTCATGATTCTGAGTGGTGGCAGTTCTTACGCTATGGCTGAAACGCCTCCGGGTATTGCAGAGGCTGCTGGTGCTGGTGCAGGTGGCGGTGGTACTACTGGTCCTACGGATGGTCCTGGTGTAGGTGGCAAGGGTCCTCAGTGGCAGGGCGGTGCTCAGGAGCAGCAGGAGGCCATGGGTAACTGGGACTTCTATGTTACCTATGTGAACCCTACCGTGGTGGAAATGAAGCTGGAGAGCTGCCCGATTGACCAGATTTTGCGAGCTTCTAAGAGGATGACTCCTGTATATTCCCAGAAGGTTGAGTTCTATTCTATCGGTCAGCGTCCTATTTTATCTAAGTTGACAGAGAAGGTGTCGAAGACAACCAACGGTTCTACTGTTACCTTTAAGGTGGAGAATCCATCTGCTTTTGATAATGGTGACGTGATCATGGTAAGCAGCATCTTAGGCTACAATAGTGATGGTACGACCCGCAGCACGTTGGTTCCTCTGCAATTCCGTGTGATGCAGGGTGATAATGACAAGAACCCTGTATGCTATGCGCTGAATGGCGGAAAGAGCGAGGGACGTGGTAACCGTAATATTCCGGAGGATATTCCTGTAGGTACTGTCTTGTTGCGTCTTGGTAGAGCTGCTGGTGAGAAGGAGGTGGAGACTGGTTCTTACTACAGTATGCCGGACAAGAGCTTCCAGTATTGCCAGCGATTTATTATGCAGGTGGAGGAGTCTCTTATCAACCGCATGACGAAGACTCAGGTGAAGTGGGACTTTACCCGCCAGGAGAAGATGGCTATGGACGATATGCGCTATGGACAGGAGCGAAGCGGACTGTTTGGTGTGCGTTCTTTGAGCGATGGCGGCAAGGACGTGGGTCTTACCTACACAATGGGCGGTATCTTCTGGGAGGCAGGCAAGGATTTGCAGATTGGACACTGGGAGCCTAAGATGACCAAGAATGACAAAGGTGAGCTTGTTCCGGTGAAAACTCCGGTGAAAGTTACTACTAATTCTGGTACATCTGAGGTTGAGAAGCAGGTGTATGAGTATGTGATCAGCGAGAAGGAGCTGACTCAGTTTATTGCTGCCATGTTGAAGGGTGCTGGTAACTCCAGCCGAACCAAGATGCTCTTTGTGGATAACCTGATTTATCAGGCTTTTGCTAACTTGCGTTCTAACAAGCGCATTATTACTCAGACAGAGAAGGACTACGAGGGCTGGAAACTTGACTTCGAGACTTTTGAGAGTATGGGTACCAAGATTCTGATTTATCGTCATGACGCATTCAACTCCTGGGGGATGGATGGTAGAGCCTTCTGCCTTGATACCCGCTATCTGGATAAGTATGTGTTTGGTGTGTGGAGCAGACATGAGTTTAATGCAAAAGATTTGTTGATCCGTAACACTGCTGGTGTGGTGATGGAGGAGTATAGCTGCTGGGTATTGACATTCCCTGATGCTCATGCCCGTGTATCTCGCCCACAGTTTACCAAGGATGGTGTTACTGACGAGCAGATCCTGGAGGCTGCTTAAGATTGATTCATCGCTGATAGTTTTCACAATATATCAAAACAAGATGGGATAGTTGAGGCTTGATAGCCTCGCTATCCCTGATAATTATAAGGATTTATAAGATATGTATAGATTTACAGCAAACAGCATGTTCATCTTTGCGGTGGTACTGTCTAGCGGACTGATTAAGAATGTGGAGTTTGAGGCTTGTGGTGAGGGCTTGTACAGTTACATGACTGGTGACAAGCAGGTGGCTGAGGCTATCAGACAACATCCGTTGGTTAAGCAGGGCAGGATTGCTGATAAGAGCGAGCCGGAAGATGAGGCTGATGAGGTGGTTGAAAAGCCGATGGATGATATGGAGACGGAGAATGACGCGAATGTGCTTCACTTCGATAATATCACGAAGGCTAAGAACTACTTGCATAAGGAGTTTCAGATTGACACCAGGAGCTTGAAATCGCCTGACAGCGTAAGGGCTAAGGCTAAGGAGCTGGGAGTGGTGATTGATTTTTAGTTTATAGTTTTTAGTTTATAGGGGGGCTTGCTTATGGAGGCACTTATGAGTGACCTTGTGATGGGGATGCGTATTGCCCTGGACGAGGTGGAGCATGATGATCTGAACGACATATTTACCAATGACACGGACGAGGAAATGAAGCAGGCTATTGAGACTGCTGCCCAGCAACTGCTGCTGACGGCTCCTGCCCAGATGCTGCTGCCGCAAAGGGTGTTGACTTCGCTGAACGTAAACGGAGCGCAGGACTATGATGCTATTCAGACGCAATTTGCTGATGGGCATGGCTGCCTGGTGATTCCTGATGACTGGCTGAGGCTTGTAGCACTGAGGCTGAAAAGCTGGCCAGGCACGCTGACTGGGCTGATGGATCCGGATAGCAAGGAGGCGCAGATGCAGGCTTCGAGATGGACGAGGGGTACGCCTCAGAAACCGAGGGGCATGATTACCAATTCGCCTGTGACCGGGAAGCGGGTGCTGATGTACTGGACTGCCGGGCGATATGATGCGATCCATGCTGAGGCTACTGGCAGTGTGTATGATCATGAGGTGGAGCTATTTACCTATATTCCTTATCAGAAGCTGGTGGATGTGTATTCTACTGAGGAGGGTAAGGAGGATGTGGTGACTGGGCAGAAGATTGTGCTTGCGCTGGCTGATGAATGCAGGAAGTATCTTATTTATCGGGCGGTGGCCATCTTTCTTGTGAGCAAGAAGGAGAGTGATCTGGCTGAGAAGTATAACCAATTATCTGAAATATAATTATGGCTAATAGTGATATTGATATAAACAGCCCGCACTATAAGGGTGAGTTTGGCAGCATCTATGAGGTGAACAGGAAGTTTCCGACTGGTGGTGTTGCTGGTGACTTTGTGGTGATAGAGGGCTGGGCGCATTATTGGAATGCGGACAGGGCTACCTGGTGTGTGAATGCGGAGAGGGATAGCTACTGGGATGAGCTGATGACGAATATCAGCGATAGCCAAAAGGAAATTAAGGCGGAACTTGGCAAGAAGGCTGATTCGGCTACCATTGATGCAGAGCTGGTAAAAGTAAGGGCATCTATCAGTGCTGAGATACAAGACCGCAAAGACGCTATTGCTGCAGAAGCAAAAGCCAGAAAGGAATCCATTGTTCAGGAACTTGGTGAGGCTGAGAATAAAGTGATTTCGCAGAAGGTGGTAACTGAGAATTTTGTGGAGCTGCAAAACACCGTGTTTCCTCTACAGGTTTCTTTGTCACTCGACAAGACGTTGCTGGAGTTTACTGGCACTGATCAGACTATTAAGGCTAGCTATTCTATCAAGCGCAAGGATGTGGCTATAACGCCTACGTCTTTGGCATTATCCATTAATGGTGTGATGAAGGATATTGACATTAAGGCCAGTGATACCATCAGTATTGAGGTTAACAAGGAGGGGGAATCAACGGTGGTTCTTACGGCTAAACTTGATGACCTTGTTAAGTCTGCTACGGCCAAGGTGGTGATGGTGCTTCCGATTTATTTCGGTTTTGGTACTTCTGAGGTGGATGTGGCGATAGCTGGTAATAAGCAGGGGCCTCGTACTTCGGCAACTGGTGTGTATGAAAAGACTTCGGACAAGGATAGGGTTAACTTCATTATTCTTGCGCCTAAGACTTTGCCAAAGTTGTCTTCATTCACCATGGGTGGTGCTCCTTTTGTGATGATTACTACTTCTGTGGTGATCAGTGGCAAGGACTACTATATGTATAAGAGTGGTGGCGTTTATATGAGCGGAACAACTGTGAGTGTACACGCTAGTTAAACTAAATGTAAATATTGATTATGGCAAAAAAAATAAATCCGGCAATAGGTTATATTGGAAATGCGATGCGTAGTGTGGCGGAAGACCATGTTACGTCTTTTGCGGAAGATACCTATGATGAGCATTTTCTGGAATACCAGGCTATTCTTAACAAGTTGAATGCCATCCAGGACGAAGAAGGCAATTTGGAGAAGACTCCATTCAAATACATCGTGAACGAAGAGTTTATCTTTGCCATGGTTGATACGAATGATGTGTTTCTTGCGGGTATTCGGTGGGATGGTACACCAAAGTATGCAAAATTGGAGGAAAATGCTGGGCGTGAGATTTCTTCTATCAATGCTCAGATAAAGTATCTTCATGAGGAAATCAGCCAAGTGAGAACTGACTTGAAGAGAAATGTTTTCTCTCTTTCCTTTGACAGAGATACCGGGCGTATCATTGGAACGACAAGTGATACTAGTCGCATAACTTCTTGTACGCAAGACAGGACGACTGGTAAAATCATAATGAATCATCAATTAGATTAAAATAGTAATAATATGGCAGAAATTCAAACAATTATTGGTAGCTTGCCTGTGTGTAGAGGGGAGTATGATACCTCGACATCATACTTTCGGGACAACCAGGTGACTATGTTCGGCAGTACTTTCCAAAGTGTTGCCGATGATAATGTTGGCAATCCGCCAGCAGAGGAACGTGATGATGGCAAGGTATATGCTATCAACACGGACAAATGGATAATCGTGGCCAATGCTCTCGCTGCCTATAATGCAGGCAAACGTATCGATGACTTGGCCGAGAATACTGAAATCAAGGATGAGGAAGGTGCTGCGGTCAAGACTCCTTTCCGCTACATTCAGAATGAGGAATTTATCTTTGCCAAGGTAGATGCCGATGATAAACTTCTCTTCGGTATAGAGTGGGATGGTACACCAAAGTTTGGTAAGACAAGTGTAGTTGAGGACAGATTGCAGGCACAAGTAAATCTCTTGGCAGATAAGATTACCGCTATCTTGGGTGATGATGATACCACAAGTGCTATTGATACTTTGAAGGAGTTGAAGGACTTCTTTGCTAGTATTGATAATACTCAGACTTTAACAAGCATTCTTGCAAACCTCAATGCTACTATGGATAAGGTGGCTATTAAGGATGAAGCAGGTGAAATTCAAGATACTCCATTTAGGGTAATCTCGAATGAAGAGTTCCTTTGGACTGTAGTTGATTCTGAGGATAGAGTGCTCTATGGTATCTACAGAGCAACTGGTAAGCCATATTATCCTCTCAATGAAATGTATCACGTCATTCAGAACGAAGAGTACTTTGCTGCTTGGCTTGATACAGATGATAAGGTAGTTCTTGGTATCAGAAGAGACGGAGAAATCATAGGCGAAATCCATGCAGTCAAAGCCTTGAAGCAAGTTATCTCTCAGCTTCAAGCAGACCTTGCATCGTTGCAGGAGAAAGTAGGCACAATAGATA